GTTTTACACTTAACCCTAATGATTACGTAAAATATGAGGTAAGGAATACAACATCAACAGCTAATTTAACTGCATTAGAAAATCAATCTAAATACAAACTTCAACAAAGAAACTAAATGAAAGAGTTATTAGACTTATTACATAGTAGAGAATGGATAGGGGTATCTAGAACGGTTGATATTGCTAAAGGTAAAGACGAAATAGTTACTAATTGGATTGACGCTAAAAAAAAGATTAAAAGAATATGGCTGAAGAAAGAGTAATAAAAATTGTAGTTGACAAAAAGGGTGCTGATAAAAATGTTAATGAATTAAATAAAGATATTCAAAAAACAGAAAGTAGCACCAAAGGGTTAACTAATACTTTAGACAAAATGAGTGGTGGTGCTGTAACAGCTTTTAAATCTTTAAAATCGGGTTTAGGTGGTGCTGTAAATGGTTTTAAATCTTTAAGAGTAGCAATAGCAGCAACAGGAATAGGATTGCTTATAACTGGAATAGTTGCTGTTAAAGAAGCATTTACAAGTTCAGAAGAGGGGCAAAATAAATTTGCAAAAATACTTGGAGTTATTGGTAGTATTACAGGTAATTTGTCTGATGTGTTGTCTAATTTAGGGATGAAAATAATTGAAGTATTTGAAAACCCTAAACAAGCCTTAAGTGATTTTGGTACTCTTATAAAAGATAATATAGTTACTAGATTTAACGGATTATTAAACTTAATACCAAATTTAGGGAAAGCAATAAGTTTATTGTTTGAGGGTAAATTTTCAGAAGCTGGAAAAGTAGCTACTGACTCAGTCGGTCAAATAGCATTTGGTGTTGATAGTATAACAGATAATTTAAACGAGGCTACAAAAGCATTAAATAATTTTACCAATGAAGTTATAGAAGATGCTAAAATAGCTGGTAAAATAGCAGACCAAAGAGCAAAAGCAGATAAACTTGACCGTAATTTATTAGTAGAAAGAGCAAAAGCAAATAGAGAAATAGCAGATTTACGTTTTAAAGCAGAGCAAAGAGATAAGTTTTCAGCGCAAGAACGTATTAAATTCTTAAAAGAGGCTTCAGATTTAGAGGAAAACATAACAAATAAAGAGATAAATTCAGCTAAATTAAGATTAGATGCAAAAGTAAGAGAAAACGCCTTAGCTAATAGCACAAAAGCAGATTTAGACGAAGAAGCACAATTAAGAGCAAAAGTAATTGAATTAGAAACTAAAAGACTTAATTTATCTAAACTTTTAGAAAGTAAAATTCAATCTACAAATAGAGAAGCACAAGCCGAAGCCGAAGCCGAGAAAAAAAGAATAGAAGCTAAATTAGAAGAAGAAGAAAAACAACGAATTGCTAAAGCAGAATTAGAAGCAAAGAATGAAAAAGAACGTCTAGAAAAAATAGCCGCTATTCAAGATGAATTTAAAAAGAAAAGAGAAGACGAAGAGGCTGAAACCGAATTACAAAAATTAGAACTAGCTAAACAAAGAAGATTAGAAGAGTTAGAAAATCTAAAAGCAACAGAAGAACAAAAAGCAGATATTATAAAGTTTTTTGATGAAAAAATAAAAAATGAGAAATTAAATATTGAACAAAAAAAGACAGATGAAGAAATAAAACTAAATGAGCAAGTACAAAATGCTAAAAAGAATTTAGCAAATCAAGGTTTAGCGTTAATTGTAGAACTTGCTGGGCGTGGCTCTAAAATTGGTAAAGGTATTGCAGTAGCACAAACTATTAGAAGTGGTATTGAGGGAGTACAAAACGCATATTCTACGGCTCAAAAATCCCCTATTACAGCGTTATTTCCAGCATATCCAGTAATACAAGCTGGTTTAGCTGGTGCATTTAGTGCCTTACAAGTTAAAAAGATTTTATCAAGTTCAGATGTAGGAGGTAGCGCACCAAGTGGAGGTAATCAACAACCTAGCGCACCAAGTTTTAATTTAGTACAAGGTACAGGAAGTAATCAGATAGCTAATACAATAAGTCAAGAGCAAAAACCTATTGAGGCGTTTGTAGTTGGTAGTAATGTAACTAATCAACAAGAATTAGATAGACAAAGAGTAGCTAATAGTAGTATAGGTTAATAAAAAAACCTCACTAAATTAATAGTGAGGAGTATTGTAATTAATTTTAAATAATAAAAATGATTAACACAAATATCGATACAAATATAACACTTTATTTTAAATAAACAAAGAAATATTAAAATAAAACATATTGTTTAAAATAAAACATTTTGTATTAAATATGTAACAAAAAAATAAATATAAAGTTTTATAGGTATATGAATTAATTTTCGCAATGAGTATAAAAACATTTAGAGCCAAGTTTAACCCTGATGCTAAGAACGTTTACGGCGTTTCTTTAGTTGAAAACCCAGCAATGGAGGGCGACTTTATCCAATTTTCACAGCAAAAAGAATTAAAGTTTGCTGATGTTGACAAAGATAAACGTAGAATTATGGGTTTAATCTTAGAGCCTAACAAATTGGTTTATCGTAATCAAGGAGGACAAGAATTTAATATTGTTTTTACAGAACAAGATATTGAGGATGTAGCATATAATTTTCAGAAACAATCTAATCAAAAGACATCAACTATCGGACATAGTGGCTCGAATATAGAGGGTGTTACATTTGTAGAAACTTGGATAGTAGAAAACCCTAATGTAGATAAGTCTACAAATTTTGGTTTTAGTTATCCTAAAGGCTCTTGGATGGGCGTTATGCAAATAGATAACGAGCAAATATGGTTAGAGTATGTTGAAACTGGAAAGGTAAAAGGGTTTAGCATAGACGCATTTATGCAATTAGAAGAAGTAAATTTAAACACAGTAAATATGAGTGATAATAAGGAAGTTAAATTTAGCGAAGACGCTATTGAATATTTAGCTACTAAATTAAAGTCTGTTTTTGCACCTAAAAAAGAGGATGTAAAAGAAGAAGTTAATTTAGAAAAAGAAGTTGAGCAAGTAGAGGTTAAAGATGCCGAAACTGTTGAACTAAAAAAAGAAGTTGTTGAAGTAAAATTCAATGATGACGAATTGGCAAAATTCATCAAAGAAATTGAGGAGTTATTTAACCCTATTAAAGATGAAAACGTAGCTTTAAAAGAACAAGTTAAAGAATTTGAAACTAAGTTCGAAAAGCAAGAAGAAAGATTAGTAGAATTAGAAAAACAACCTGCTACTAAATCAGTTAAGAAAGCACCTGCACAAGTTGACTTCTCTAAAATGACTGAATTAGAAAAGCGTAAATGGTATAGACAAAATGGCTAAATATAAACTAAAAGAGGGAGTTGTTTTACGCCCTTATGGTGTAAATAGCTTAATAGACAATAACAATTTAACAGATAGTATAGCAGAACTTTTAATTGAAAAAGGTAGAGCTAAAAAAGAAGATTTTATAATTAAAGAAACAAATAAAAAAGTAAAAAATGGCAATAACAAGTAATTCAATCGATATTTTAGGGGTGGCAGCAGAGCCAATTATCGAAGAAGTTTTATTTCAAAATAACACCTTAAATAAAGGTTTAGTTACTTTTGAAGATGACGTAAAAGCAGAAACAATTTTCACAGAAGCATCAGCGACTGCAACAATGCAACAATATACAAGTGGTGCGCCTACTTCAAGTGGGGATTTATCTACTTGGGATGCGAAAGTAACACCAGATAAGGTTTTATTCTATAACGAATTTGACCCTAATACTTTAAGATTTTCAAGATATAAGAGAAGTATGCAGCCAGGCGCTTGGAATACTTTTTCTACTGAATTTGAAAGAGTTGTAATTGGTGGGGCTTATGCGAATAAGATTTCTTTATCAGCAGAGCGTAATTTTTGGCTAGGTGCTAAAGCAGCTACTAAAACTACAATAGCAGGTTTAACAGCTGGAACTGCTCAAACTTCAATCGGTGCAGAAGAGCAAGCAATGGTAGCTGCTTCTTTAGGTGCTGATGGTCAATTTGACGGACTTTTAGTTAAAGTTTTATACAATAACTCTAGAGCATCAGGAAGTGCATCAGTAGGTGAAAGAATTAAAGTAGTTGGTACTACTATTACAGCTTCTAACATTAAGGCTGAATATGGTAAAGTTTATACAGCTATTCCAGCAGAGGTTTTAGAAAGTGGTGAGATGCCTACAATCTATGCGCCTTATTCTCATAGACAATTAATAGCAGAGTACAATAACCAAGTAACTAACTACAAAGATGCGTTTTTAGTTGACGGAGATACTTACTCTTATAATGGTGTTAAAATCGAGTTTGCTCCATTCCCAGAGAATGTTATTTTATGCGCTCGTAAATCTCACTTATTTTGGGTTACTGATTTACAATCTGATGTAAACAGAATGAAAATGGATTACATAGCAAACAATAGAGAAGATATGTTCTTAAAGAATATTATGTCTATTGGTGCGCACGTAGCAAATCAAAAATTCAACGTTTTATACGTAGGATAATACTAACATAAGGGGTGTTTAATTATACCCCTTTTTTAAAATATATAATATATGTCGTGTGATATAGCAATAGGAGCAAATAGAGGAAAAGTATGTAATAACAATCAAGGGGGTGTTAAAAACGTATATTTCTTTAATTTCGTAGATAATGCTTTCACACTTACTGGACGAGTTGCAACAGCCTTAGACGGTTTAGCATTAGCAACTGTTTATAAATATGTTGTAGAGGGGGATGGTAATACGTTTACTGAAAACTCTGTAACAGATGCAAAAGTAGGTACGAAAGTAAATACTCAAACATTAGTAGCACAATTAAAAAAGGTTGATAGTGCAACTAATATCGAGTTAGACAAGTTAGCAAGTGGTCAAATTTCAGGAGTAATAGAAGATTACTCAGGTAATTATAGATGGTTTGCAGAGGATAGCGTAAATGTAACTTCAACAGTTGAGGCTGTTACAGGAGGCGCAAGAACAGATTTTTCAGGATATAACGTTACTTTAGTAGCTGAAACATTAGAATTAGCACCTACATTAGATGCTACAACAGTTACAGCATTTTTAGCTTTAGTAGCTTAGAATATAGTTTAGTTTTTTCATAGTTAATTTTAGTTTTAACCCTATTCTTTATGAGTAGGGTTTTTTAGTAACAAAAAAGCAAAAATAAAGTTTTATTAATATGAAAGTGTTAAACCCTGACAATACAAGTCATTCGATTACATTTATACCTAGATACTACCCTACTAATACATTAAGTTTAGAAGTAGTAAAAGAGGGTTATAATACTACACAAACAATAGTACCAACGTATTCTATTTATAACGGAATTATAACATTAAATTTTGATTTAACAGGAGTAGAACAAGATAGGTTTTCTTTAAAATTAACAGAAGACAATAAAATAGTTTTTAGAGGTAAAATATTTTTTACAACTCAACAAACGCAAGAGTTTAAATTAACAAAAGATACTTACATTTATGCTTAATAATGGAGATATACATTTTATAGGTTTTAACAAATATAGCCGTTCAGAGCCTAAAGAAAACGATTATTATAAATGGGTGGTTAATGGTTTTAAAGACAATGTTTTTAATTCTAACTATCAAGATATAATAAGAGCGTATAATGGAAGTACAACAAATAGGGCTATAAATAACTCATATGTAAAAATGGCTTATGGTAGAGGTTTAGCAATTCACGATATGCCTTTAGATACGCCTTTATTAACTCAATTTCACGAAAAGTTAAGTAAAAAAGATTTGCGTAATGTAGTAATGGATTACCAATTATTAAATGAGTTTAGCGTTGTAGTTCATAGGCAAAGTGGAGTTAATAAAAATAAGATAGCTAAAATAGAGCATATAAGTAAGTCAAATGTAATACCAAGTATAGCAGATGAAGACGGTATTATTCGTTCTTATTGGTATTCGCCTGATTGGTCGCAAAAAAACAGATGGAAAACAAAATATAAACCAGTAGAATACCCAGCTTTAGGATTTGCAAAAGATTTTAATTTTGAGATGCCTGAAATATATGTAGGTCGTTCTTATCAAATAGGTCAAGAGTATTTTAGCTTACCAGATTACGAGGCTTCTTTACAATATTGTTTTATAGAGGAAGAAATATCTAATTACTATCATAGCCACGTTGTAAACGGAATGTCTTTTGGTAGTATCGTAAATGTACCTAATAGTTCTGATTGGGATGATAGCCAAAAGAAACAATACATAAAAGACGTAAAAGGGCGTTATGCTGGTAGTAGTGGGGCTGGTAGAATTGCTTTTAATTTTATGAAAAGTGATGCAGAGCCAACAACTATTACTAATGTTGAAAATAATACTTCTCATAAGCAATGGGATTTCTTAACAAAAGAGGCTTCTAGTAAGATTATATCAGGACACGAATGTCCAAGTCCAGCAATAGTTGGTTTAGCCTCTGCAAGTGGTTTTAACTCAAAAGCTGATGAAATGGATATGATGGAGCAACAACTTTTAAAAAGAGTTATAGCACCTAAACAAGAATTTATATTAGAGGGTATTGCTGAAATATTTGAATATTTTAACGAGGAGTTTCCAGACGTTTATTTTAGACCATTAACAGAAATTGAGGGCGAAGATGAAGAAAAAGAGAAAGTAAACGAGAAAGAAAACCAAGAGAATAACGAGGCTGAAAACGTAGAAGAAAATATAGAAATGTCTAAAAAAAAAAGTGAATTTGATTTTTTAGAACAATATGCCGAAGATGAGCCAATAGGGTACGAATTAAATAGAGTTGATTATGATATTACAGAGCCTTTAAATTTAGCATCAACAGCGAACAGTGAACAAGATACTAAGTTATGGAAAGTTAGATATGCTTATAATATAGGTACTTCTAAAACACCTATAGGACAAAGTAGAAGTTTTTGTAATAAAATGATGCAATTATCAAGGCAAGGAAAAGTATTTAGAAAAGAGGATATTGAAAAAATGAGTAGAGATGGCGTAAATGGAGAGTTTGCTCATAGTGGAGGTAAATATGATATATTTTTATATGCTGGTGGTGTTAATTGTTATCACAGATGGGAACGTAGAATATATAAAAAACGTAGAGATGAAGACGGAAACCCATTAGGAGGTAATGCAATGCAAAACACCTTTCCAGTTTCTGTAAGTGAAGCAAGAAGACAAGGATTTACACCTCCTAAAAACTCAAAAGACGTGGCAATAGCTGAAATAGATAAACCAAATAAAGGGGCATACCCAAGTTAAATTATGGCTGAATTATTATTTATAACACCACAAGAAATGACACAAACTACTATAATGAGTGGTAATGTCGATACTGATAAATATACTATGTGTATTTTAAACGTTCAATTAAGAATAATAGAGCCTTTATTAGGTAGTGAGTTATACGAAAAGATTAAAACAGATTTACCTAGTGGTTTAAGTGGTTTATATTTAACCTTATTTGACGATTACGTTAAACCTATTACTAAATACGAGGCTATTTCAGATTATATAGCTATTTCGCCTTACACTTTAGCAAATAACGGTTTATTTAAAAATAGCCCTGAAAATGTAGAAACTGTAAGTATAAAAGAAATTGAAGCTTTAAGTGATAGATATTCAAGTATAGCTCAAACATTTGTAAATAGATTTAATAAATGGATAAATCAAAACGAATTAAATATACCTGAATATAAGATATCACAAGATAAAGTAAATGCAGAAAAGATTAATGTTAATAATGGTTGGTATTTTGAAGATTAATGGATTATAGCAGAAAAATACAATGTGATAATAGTCAAGGGGGTGCATCAAAAATATATGTAATGCCTTTTATTAATTATTTAGATAGTCAAATAACAGTTGTAAATAATATTTTAACGGTGTTTCCTTATAATATTATTTATGATATGAACGCTGCTAACATAAATTATACAGTTGATGCAAATGATGATTTATATGATGAAAAAATAAGTTTCCAAATAAAGAAACTTTTAGAAAATGATAATTTTAACGACTTTATAAAACAAGATTATAGAGTAATTATAAAAGATAATAATAATAAGATACGTTTATTTGGTTTAAAAAACGGAATGATAGGAAGTTATAAAGAAGAAATAGGAACTAATAGAAATGAGTTTAACGGATATTCTTTTAACTTTCAAAACAAAGAAGAACAAAGTGCACCTTATTTAAATGATTTAAGTTTATTTAATATAATGCCTATTGAGGGGTTATTATTACAAGACGGAAACAATAATATTTTACAAGACGGAAACAATAACGAAATAACAAATTAATGAGTACAATTAAATTTAACGAATTATCTACAAAATCAACATTACTATTAACAGATTTATTAGCTGTTTCAGATAGTAACGGAATTTTATATAAAGAAGATTTACAAACTTTTGTAAACTTTTTCGATTCAGCATCAGGTGTGTCTTTTAGAGGTTCTTTAGCAATCGCAGACACACCAACTTTAGATGGTTGGTATTTTGCAACTGAAAGTGGAACTTATACAAACGCGGGAGGTTTAGTTGTAGATGTTAGCGATAATATTGTAATAATTATAGTTACAGAAACACAAACTACATTTTCTAAGGTTGATATTCCTGTGACTATTAATTTTGATAGTATACCTGTTGAGGGTAGTACAAATGCTGTAGAAAGCGGTGGAGTTTATAATTATGTAAAACAAACATCTGAAAACAAAAACATTATACCAAATGCTGACTTTAGAGGTTTTGTAAGTCTAGGCAGCGTTGGGTTGGTTGGTTACTCAACTAATGGTGCTGCTGAACTTGTTAGTAATACAGATGTGCCTTTTGGTTTTTCAACAAAAGCAGTAAAAATTCCTTTAAATATAGGTGATAACATTAATGTTTATACAGGTACAAAAGGCACTGATATTATTTTTGAAGATGGTGACAAATACTCTTGTGGTATTTGGCTGTATAATGATAATTGGGCAGGTTATGATGGTGTTTTTTATTGCATCGACACTCACACAGGGTTGTATTTCACGCCAAATGTAATTGACGTTAACAATGGTTGGCGATTCTATTACGCAAATAATCAAATATACACTCTTGCTAATGGAGGCATACAACTAAGAGTTAATTTAGATGCTACATCAGCAACCGTAAATACAAATTTCTATATTTCTAGTCCTGCCATAATTCAAGGAACTTTTATTAACCCAAAAATTTACAGTAATTTCTTAGACACTTTAGATGTAGAATCAACTTATATAACTTCAAATATTTTAAACAACGATGTATTTTTTAGAAATAAAAACTACTTGGTTAATAAAAATGCAAATTACTCGGCAAACGAATTAACTATAATTGATGCTATTGTTGACATTATCCCTTTAAAAATACCATCAGGAGAGTTAGCTGACACGTTTAGATTAATTGTATTTGCAGGGTCGCAAGATACTTATGATTATCGCATACAAATTAAAAACATTACAACTGATGTAGTTGTGTTTGACACTTTTACAACTTTAGGAAAAAAAACATATACTTCACAAAATTACTCAATAGTAAGAACACCAGCGGCAGGCGCAGGAACTCATGATTTTTTGATTTATATAGATTACACAAAAATAACGTCACCTACATTCTTGTACCAAAATAGCGCAGGTTTAATAGATATTGTTATTGGTGATTTAGGCAAAAAAACGAATCCAATTTCAAAAGAAATAGGGTTACAGCCTTTATTCAATGATTTAACAGGTAAAAATTGGAGTAAATGGGGAGATAGTATTTCTGCAAATAAGGGGTATTGGTCAGAGCAATCAAATCAGTATTTGCAAATGACAACAGATGTAAAGGCAGTGGGTGGTGATAATATTCAAGACCAAATAGATGACTTAGACGCTTTGTTAATTTCAGATTCTACTTACTTTGATGATAAAGCCTTAGTTTCTTTTATGTGTGTTTTTAACACATGGACACAAAACTACACATTAGGTAGTATTACAGATGCTAGTGGTACAGCTTCTTTTTATGGAAAAATGAAACAATTTATTGATACTGTTTTAGGCGCAAATGCGTTTGTTAAATTAGTTTTAATGACACAGTACATTACAACAAATACAGCCAATTCTAATGGGGACACACAATCAGACTTTAATGTAGCTGTTAAAGAAATAGGGTTGTTATACGCACTACCTGTAATTGACTGGGGTGCAGATAGTGGTTGTAATCCATTAAACGCAGGAGGCACGGGCTCAAATTATGATAGATTGAATTTTACAATGGATGGTACACATCCGGGTCGTTACGGTGGTGAGATATTAGGTAAATATTTTGCCAAACAATTATTAACAAGAGTACAAACATTTTTTTAATATGTTTTTTTTACAAATAATGCCCGAGATAAAAAACTATGAAGATATAGGTTTAAAATCCTTTCTTGTTTTTTTAGTTTTAGTTTTGTTATTAGCTATAAGATATTTATACAAATCAAAAGAGCAAGGGCAAAAAGAGCATAAAGAAGATTTAAAGTTTTTTGATAGTGAAAGACAAAAAACAGTAAACGAAATTTCCCAAATGTTTCATAAAATATCTGTTTGGATAGAACAAATAAATAGTAGAAATAATGGCAAATAGTAGTTTAAAAGAATTAAGAAATAAGGTTAGAAAAAATTGCGAGTTATTAAATAAGCAAAAGGAACTTGCTATACGAAAATTGGAAATTGTTTTAGGTTTTGGTAATACTGAAAATGTAATGATTTCTTTTGAAGATTTAAGTTTATTTAAAATAGGAGAAAGAATAGAAGTTAATAATAGTGTAACTTTTGAAAAGACTTATCAAGATGAAAACAAGTTAGTTTTTTTAACTTTTATGTTAGAGGGTGGCTCATTTGGAATACATACACACGATTGTTTTGAATTTTGTAAGATATTAAAAGGTAATTTATTTGAAAAGAATAGAGGTTTAAAAGTTTATAGTGAGGGGGATATTGTTATTTATGCACCTAATGAAACACATACGCCTTATGCTACAATGAATAGTACATATGAGGTTACTTTTTATAAAAATATTATATGAAACGAGCAATAATAAAACTTCATAGATATTGGCAAGACGAAAACCAAAGTTTATCAAACGTTATTGTTATAGACGAAAAAAACAAGCCATTATTTTCTGCAATAGGTTTAGAACGTGGATGGCGAAACAATGAGAAAAATGTTAGTTGTATTCCTAAAGGTAGTTATAGAGTAGTTTTAGAATATTCTCCAAGATTTAAGCAAGATTTATGGGAAATAAAAGACGTACCAAATAGAAGTGAGTGTAAATTTCATTCAGCTAACTTCTGGCATCAATTAAATGGTTGTATTGCTTTAGGTCAAAAGACAAAGTATATTAATTCAGATAAGTACTTAGATATAACAAATAGTAAAAATACTATGAAAGCGTTTCACAATGCTTTAAAAGGTTTTGATGATGCTATTTTGATAATTAATACAGAGGTAAATATTAATTAATTATACCTTTAAACGTATAATAAGAGTAAAAAAAGCTAAATTATACCCTTATGCATATAAGTAAAGAAGAATTAAGAGAGTTATTAATAAAGTCATTCAATTATGGACTTAATTATAATGCTAATTTTGATTATCCAGATATAAAGTACGCAAATGCTATTTTAGAAGAATATGAATATTTAAAACAAACAAAATGAAACAAAGAATATTTTTTTTTACTATTAGTCTTAGTTTGGTACTTGGCTGTACTTCTAAGAAAATTGTTACTGAGTATAAAGACCGTATTCAAAGAGATACGATTTTCACCACTAAAACGATAAAAGAAGTAGAACGTTACACAGATACTTTAACTATTGATAAACCTTGTGATAGTATAACAGGTAAATTAAAGCCTTTTAAACAAGTTTTAAAAGTAAAGCAAGGCTCAATACTAATAGAGGGTAAAAACGACAGTATAACAGCTAAAATTGACTTAAACGGATATAAAAACGTTTTAGAAAGAACTTACAAAGCTAAATATGATAAATTATTAAAAGAAAGTAGTAAAGAGGTTGTAAAATATAAAGTAGCTTGGTATCATTGGTTAATACATATTATTTGCGCTTTAGTTATAATATTACTTCTTCGTTTACGTTTATTTTAAGATTTCTGATAATTCGTCTTTATAGTTTTGTTCTTGCATTAATCTTTCTAAACCAATCATAAGACTTGTTCTTCTTTCTTTAGGTAAAAAGTGTTTCTTTTCTCTTTGTAACTTTTCTCTTATAGCCTCTCTAATAAATCTACCTACATCTACATTGTAATCTTTCATTTTCTTTAGAGTATCATATTGTTTTTGTGATGTTCTAAAAGTCTTTATTTTATTGTATTTCATAGAAATTGTATTACATTTTGATTGTTAATAGTTGTTAGCAACAATACTAATCAAGGTCATTTAATTTTAACTCAGTATAGCACATTTCACAAACACCTTTATAATTTATTTCGTCATTGCAAATCGTACAGTTGCTAACAACGGGTATAGAAAATTGCTTTTTTATTGCTTCTATACTATTAAAGTTTATTCTCAAATGGTCACCGCTAATCAATTTTATACACAGAAATCCGCTTTCTATGTAATAATCTTCAATGTTTTCTAAATCTTTTAAGTTCATTTTTATTAAATTAAGTTATTATTCACGCAACTTTCCATACCCAAATACGTTAGCCACAATTATTAGCTTTTAAGTGTTCATCTACCCATATTTCGTGCAAATCCAAACTAAGTTCTTCTGTTAAATATCTGTGATAAGCTAATAACAGTTCACGTTGTTGGCTAACATCGGTTAAAGACAAATTATTTAACTTACTATATTCAAGTAAGTTTTTATTTATTAAGTCAACAGCTTCATTGTAATTTATTTCTCTTATGTTTAAACTAATTCCTACAGCAATTAACTCTCTAACTATTTCTTTATGTTCCATTTTATTTTATTTATTTTTTATTCGTTAAAAATCAGTCCTTAACCACTTAGTTATGTTTAATTTTCTTTGCGTTCGTGTTTTTTTACGAAATCATAGAATTTACATAAGGCTTTTTCGTATCTGCTTTTTGCTGTGCTATTTGCAAATGATGTCGGTGATAAATCGAAGAACTCAGCTATCTTGGTATTTGATAGCTGTAATTCTTTTTTTAGTTGTTTTATTTCTAACATAATTCAGAATACATTTTTTCAAATTTATTAAAACCACTCATTGTTAAAGTTTCTTTTAAATAACCTTTTTCTGTTTTAGTAATTCTAAAGTCATATAATAAACTTCCGTCTTCGTTCACACAAAACATTCCAGAAATACCTTTAAGTCTAACAACGCTTGGCGTGTACCAACCACTATTTCTACCAGCTTCCAAATTAATTGCAGTTAAACAGCTTTCAATGTTTTCATACTCGCTATTTCCACACCAATCAGTTTCTTTAATAGATTTTAATATAGTTGTAAATGTTTTGTTTTCGTTAGTATTTTTTAAAGTTGTCATTTTCTTATTATTTAATTATTACACTACAAATATAAGTATAAACTTATTAATACACAACTAAAAAAAGAATTAATTTAAGTTTTTGCTTAATTTTAACATTTGCAAGCCAGAAAACTAAAACATAACACCGTATAACAGTAATAACTATTTTGTTACTTCCACGCAATTGGTTTTTATATGTTCTAATAAATTTATAGTATATTTTTGGCAACATTGATAGCATATCCAATTTCTGTTACATATTTTACAAACCAATTGTTTTTTGCTTTTTTGCTTATTATTTTTCATTTCATATTTTTTAGTTTATTTACACGTTACTACTGTTATACAAGTACGTTAGCACTCATACACCTAATTGTTTCTTTAGTTCTTGTTTGGTAAGTAAGCACTCAAATTTAGACTTTGCTCTTTTTTTAATTACGCCTTTATGCTTTAGTACCCATTCATCAGTTTCAGTATCTACATAAAGTTCAATCTCTTTTTCAAAAGTACGAGTGCTAACAATGGGTATAAATAATTGCTTTACTTCGTCAACTTTTGCAATTATATCGTCCATTTCACTTATAGTAAGTGTTAATCCGTGTTCTTCGCTCATTAAATTAAAGAGCGGTTGGTACTTGTCTGCTGTTTCTCTAATTATATCCATATTTATAAATTTTACTTAATCCGTTTATAGCAGTTTTTACTAATTCTAAACTATTATTAGTATCTACTGGTAGCTCAGTTGTTATAGAATTTGAATAATATTTTCTATTCTTGTCAAAAGGACTTGTTCTAATAAATACTGTCACTGCTCTTGTGGTTTGTTTATCCGTTCTAATT